GCATCGAGCCTGCGGAGGGTATGAACGTCCAGGCGGCGGTGATGTATGACGCATATGTCCAGTGGTGTAAGGCCAATGCAGAGCGCCATTGGTCCATGACGGCGTTTGGTAAGGCATTGCCAGAACGGGGTATCTCCAAAACAGATGGGCGTATCCGGGTTTATGAGCATGTCCGGTTGGTAAATGTGCCTACTGCTACGAATGATCCCCCGCCGCCAACAGATGAGGGGGATTATGGTCAGCCCTAACCCTCGCAACCGTCGCAAACTATCGCGCCAAAATACCCTCGCTATTTCAAAGGGTTGTGAGGGTTGCGAGGGTTGCGAGGGTTTCCCCGGTCGGCCCGTATGGGCGCGGGCGCGTGCGTGAGAGAAGGTTACATAAGTATCGAAACCCTCGCATAAGGTTGTTAATGGTATGAAAAGACAGGAAAATATCAGATATAAAGTATCGCAAGGGGGGGATGAAGACCCTCGCAACCCTCGCAAGGCGATGGATATAGAATATCTTTTGCACTGGACCTATCAGGTTCAGGCGGCGGATACGGCTGGGGCGGGGACAGTCTTTCCGAACGGGTATCGCAGCAATCTTGTTACCATTCGGAACAACGGACTTCTGGGCACGGTTGTTGATTGTGCGGGGTCTGCTTCTATTGCGGTCGCAACCATTCATCCTGATGCGGAAGCGGTGCATTCTGAAGTGTTGCGGCTTGAACCATATCAGCGGGCAATGGTGCTTGAATATGCCAAGAGCGGGTTGCGGCCTGATTGCTTTGTCGGCGAACAACCCCGGCCTGTTGCGCGGCGGCGTCCAGATGGCAAGCCTATGATGGATTATCTGGATGCAAAGCGGCGGAAGCCCTATCTGTGTTTGTTGCGCTATGATCCTGAACCCGATCATATCGATATGATGCGGGAAGTATGGGGGGTGTGGCATGGCGCGCTGGTTCATTTGCAGGGGGTTTTAGGGGGGCTGTCTGATCACGTTGTTACCGGTCCAGTCTTGCCATCGCGCCCCTGGTTAAAAAAAGCAATTGACGGGCGGGGCAAATCTTGACTATCTTCAGCCATCCACAAAAAGGCCCGCACCGGAATCACCCGTGCGGGTCTTTTTGTTTTCGCGCGCCACTCGGTGGGGTGGGGTCTGTCATGCTGGTTTGGCAGGCCCCGCCCTGGCGCGGGCGCGCCACCCCCTAAATTTTCGGGTCCTTCCCAGCCCCAAACGAACGGGGGTGGCGGGGGCGCGGAAAAGCGCTAGTTTTCAATAATTTAAACGAGGTTAACGCGGTTAACAGAGTTAACGTGTTGCGCCTGGATGGTTAACTTTGGGGGGCAATGAGACTAAAGGGGTGTTGGCGATGATTGGGACCCAAGCGGATTACGCGCGGCATATCGGAGTGTCCCGCGCGGCGGTTTCCAAAATGGTCAAGGCCAAGAAAATTCCCGTTCGCGCCGATAAGAAAATTGATTTTGCGGAAGCGGATCACGCCCGGAAAAACAATTCCGATCCGGCGCGCCACCTTAGTGATGACGTGCCTGTTGATGAAAAGAATGAGGTTGTGCCGCAAGAGGATCCAGGCGGTCCAAAAAAGAGCGGCCCCACATTCAATGACGTCCGAACAGAGCGCGAAATCTACGCGGCCAAAATTGCTGAATTGGATTTGCAAGAGCGGTTGGGAAAAATCCTGGACCGCAAGGATGTTGAAAATGCCATGGTCGCGGCGGGCCGCAAGATACGCCAGGGGTTGGATGAAATACCAATTTGGGCAGATGAATTGGACGCTGCGGCGCGGCATGGCGGAGCAACAGCGGTTCGGGATGCATTGAAGGGGAAGGTTCGGGCGCTGGAAACACTGATTGTTGAAAGCCTGTCCTTGCTGGTTGATGAAGACAGTTAAGACAAAAAGCGCAATGGCGGTTGTTGCCGCCGCCTTGGCCCTTAGGCTTGCGCCTGATCCGATTATTAAACCGGCGGCATGGGCAGCGGATAATCTGGTTGTTGCCGATGGTCCTTATGAGGGTCGCAAATGGTCGCCTGATCTGACGCCTTACGTTGTGGAGATATTAAACAACCTAGCGGTAGAAAGCCCTTATACCCGGATCAGCGTTCGTAAGTCTGCGCAAACGGGTCTGACTGAGGCGGGAATTGCCTGGATAGGATCGATCATCGCGGAAACGCCGTCAAAGGCGATGATCGTATTTCCAACTCTGGCGTCGGTGGATGATTTCAATAAGGAAAAGCTGACCCCAACAATTGAAGCCACGGCGGCACTGTCCCGGCGCATCCGGGAACACAAAAGCCGTTCTGCGCAATCGTCTACCGCGCGGAACAAGAGGTTTCCAGGCGGGTCGCTGGTTTTAACAGGGGCAAACAGTGCGGCGGATTTGCGGTCCAAAACGGTTCGCTATCTGTTTGCTGATGAAATTGATGAATGGCCGTTGGACCTGGATGGTCAGGGCGACCCGATGGAAATGGCAAAGGCGCGCCAAACGGCCTTTCATGCGACGGCGGATTACAAACTATTTGAGGCGTCGACCCCCCGGATCAGGGGGGCGTCGCGCATTGACGATGCCTTTGAAGAGGGGGACCAAAGATACTGGCATGTTCCATGCCCCCATTGCGGTGAAAAACAGCGTTTGGTGTTTGGATCAAAGGATAGTCCGTATGGGCTGAAATTTGAAACAACCTGGCCTTATCAAGCGCGCTATGTCTGTCGCCATTGCGGCGCGGAAATAGAACACCATGAAAAGCGCGCCATGGTTATGGCAGGGGAGTTTATTGCAGAAAGTCCAGGACCGGGGAAACATCCGTCGTATCACATTGATTCCCTGATTTCCTTGCTGACAACCTGGGACAAGATTGCCGAAACTTTTCTAAAAGCAAAGGCGTCTGGTGACCCGGCTAAACTGAAAACCTTTGTGAATCTCTGGCTTGGGGAAGCCTGGGAAGAGCGGGGCGATGCACCGGAATGGAACCGCTTGTATGCGCGGCGGGAAACAAATCCGCGTCGATCCATTCCGGCGGGCGGTCTGGTTCTGACAGCGGCGGCGGATGTTCAGGGCGACGGTCTTTATTATGAAGTTTTGGCCTGGGGTCCAAATGAAGAGTCATGGTCTATCGATGTCGGATTTCTTCCGGGCGATACCGCATCGGATTTAAACCCTGTCTGGCAATCGCTGGCTAAAGTGTTCTTGGGAACCTATCCCGATGCTTATGGCAATCGCCGTCCGATTGACCTGTGTGCTGTTGATAGCGGATTCAATACATCGGCGGTTTATGGGTTTGTTCGGAAATATTCCGGTGTATTGGCGGTTAAGGGTGCCGATGGTTGGGGCCGTGCCCCCATCGGCACGGTCAAGGATGAAGATGTTAATCTGAAGGGTAAGAAAAAGCGGCGCGGATTGAAGGTATGGCAAATTGGAACATGGTCTTTGAAGTCCAAGTTCTATGCATATTTGCGGGGCTTGGGGTTGCCCGATGGTGAGCCGGTAAATCCGCCGGGTTACTGTCACTTTGGGGAATTCCATGATGAAGGATATTTCCAGCAAATAACAAACGAGTTTCTGAAGGATGTCACGGTGAAGGGCCGGACAAGTCGGGTTTGGTGGGAAAAGGGGCCGAACCATTACCTGGATTGTCGCATCTACAACATGGCTTTGGCTGCGCATCCCTTGTTGCAGTTGCCTAACCTGACCGCTGATGACTGGCGACAATTGGCACGGGATCGCGCTGTTCCGATGGGGCCTGCGCAGGGTGACTTGGAAACTGTGCTTTTGAAAGTTGCGCCGGATCGAATGAAGTCTGAATCGAAACAGGAACAAGAAACCAGCACCGCCCAAGGGAATAATGGCGCTGGATCGGGCGGTTATCTGGGAACCACTAGAGGCCGTCCAGGTGGCTGGTTGTCCAGACGTTAGGAGATAAGCGCAATGGCATATACGCAAGCGGATTTAGACAATTTGGATCGTGCAATTGTGACAGGAACCCGGCGCGTCACAGTCGATGGGCAATCTGTTGAATATCGCGATATCAGCGAAATGATGCGGGTTCGGGATTTGATCCGGCGGGAATTGGGAAAAACCAGTTCGCCTAGCTATCGCTTTGCAAGTTATTCAAAGGGGTTGTGACCGTGAATATTCTTGATCGTGCCATAGCGGCGGTCGCGCCGGAAGCGGGCGCGCGTCGTGCCCGTGCGCGGTTGCGGCTGCGGGCAATGAACAGCGCGGCGGCAATGTATGATGGCGCGTCCATATCGC